ATGCCAGTAACGCCAGTAGAAGCAGCATCAACTAAAGTTACAACAACTAACACAGTAATAAACTCAACAACAACCGAAACCGAAACCGAAACAGAAAGCGAGGCCGCTGTGACTACAGCCCCCGAAGAAAACGCACCTGAGGCAACAGATGCCTTAGAGCAGGCTGCACCTACAGTAGAGGCAGCTCGTAAAATCATTATGCCAAGTGCATTAAACTCACAAAGAGTACGCCACGATATTACGTCTATGGGCGCGTACACAGCACGTAAAGTAAAAGCATCACTAGGCGATGAAGAATCACGCCTTTTTGTTACTGCAGCCGATGATTTCTCATCTGCAGGTTTAGGCTTTACACCTACTCAATATTTACAGTCAATCGTATCCACACAGGGTAATTTTGGCCGTCCAGCTTTTGAGTGCGTTGACCGCCAAACCGTGCCAGCTAGCGGTATGACTATCAACCGTCCTAAGTTTACAACTTACCCAACGGTAACAGTTGAAGCTGAAGGTGGAGCAGTATCTAATACCGATGCTGTCTCAGAATATTTGACTTCAAGTATTTCCAAGTACAGTGGAATGCAAACGCTCTCGATTGAGCTACTTGAGAGGTCTGACCCTGGCTTTTATGATGCCATTACTAACGAGTTAACAAATAACTATCTCAAGGTAACCGATGCTGCAGTAATTGCAGCTCTTACAGCTGGCGGTACACAAGCTACAGCTGTAGCAGCTACATCAGCTGGCATCATTTCATACATCTCAACAGAGGCACCACTTGCTTACACAAACTCAAGCTATTTTGCTAAGAATTACCTAGCAGGAAGCTCACAATGGAGCTTGCTACTTGGGGCTACAGATTCAACTGGGCGCCCAATTTATTCAGCGGCTAACCCAATGAATAACGGCGGCAACGCTGCAACTACTAGCGCTAAGGGCAACGTTATGGGCTTAGACCTATTTGTTGACCGTAACGTTGTGTCAACAACTATTGACGAGTCAGCGTTTATTATTGCGCCTGAAGCGTTCACAGTTTTTGAGTCACCAACTGCTTATATGTCAGTTAACGTTGTATCTAATCTTCAGGTACAAATCGCTATCTACGGTTATATGGCCACTATGGTTAATATCGCCGGTGGTATCCGCCGCTTTAACCTAACATAATAAAAACCCACTAATAGTTTGGTAGGTCTCTTAGCCCTTTGAGACCTACCAAACCTAAGTAAGTAAGGAGTATAAAAATGCCAGCCACTTATGTAACCGCTGCGACATTAAAGGCATCTTTAGGTGTCGGTACTCTTTATGATTCTTATACCTGGATAGAGGATACGTGCCAAGCCGCACAAGATTTAATTAACGGCTTTTTGTGGTTTGATAATGCGCCAGTAGTAGGTACTGCGTTAGTAAATAATGTTGCTACGGTGATGGTGGCTAACCCAGGCATCTTTACTGTTGGCGAGTCCGTTACGGTTGCCGGGGCAGGTTCAACTTTTAACGGTACTTATACAATCACAGGCACGATTCCTTTTAGCACAGGTACGGCTAATCTTTTACCTGCATTTAATATGCAGCTTAATTACTGGCAATTCCCACAGGGTTACAGTTTTATCCAATATGCAAAGACTGCAAACAATCAAAACTTTAGGCGTGTATTGCCTTACGGCACTATTTTAGGTGATGATACAAAGACAACTACATACGCTAATACCCCAGCAATTAACGCCGCTGCTTTAATGCTGGCCGAGAATATTTGGACATCTCGTTTTAGCACACAAAACGGCGGCACTAGCGTAGATGGATATAGCCCTAGCCCATTTAAGATGAGCAATACTTTAATGGCATCCGTACGCGGTTTGCTGGCACCTTACCTAAGCCCTAATGCGATGGTTGGCTAATGGCAGCCGCAATAACTACTTTACGTAGCACTATTGCTGCAGCCCTTGCTAACGCCGGCGTGTGGACGGTATTTAATTACCCGCCTGCGACAATGCAAAGTAGCAGCATAGTTGTAGCTCCGGCTGACCCATACATAAGCCCTAGCAATAACTCATATGCCAGCATTTCGCCTATGGCTAATTTTAAGATTATTATGACGGTGCCTATGTTTGATAATGCCTCAAACCTTATAGGTATTGAAGATACAATAGTGGCCGTATTTAATAAATTGGCATCTAGCGCTATTGTTTTTAACGTTACCGCTGTTAGCGCTCCAAGCGTTTTGAGCGTTGCTTCAGGTGACTATTTAACGGCAGATTTACAAATAAGCATACTAACGAGCTGGACATAGGAGAATAAAATGGCGTGGAGCGAAGAAGACTTAGCCTTTTTCAAGCGAACAGGGCAAGAAGTACCAAAACAAAATGAAGAGCCAAAACAAGATAAACCAACTAAAGAGAAAGTAGAGGAGTAGGCCGTGAGCGTATTTCTATCCAATGGCGTACAAGTTACGCTAAATAGCGTTGTGTTAACAACGAATACAACTAGCGCTACCATTAACCGTAGCTTTGATGAGCTTGAAGTAACAGCTATGGGCGATACTGCTCACAAGTTTGTTAAAGGTCTAGAGGCCAGCACTATTACTCTAGATTTCCTCAATGATGATTCTGCATCAGGTGCCGGCTCAGTCCGTACAGCTTTGCAATCTGCCTGGGGTACAACAGTACCTCTTACGCTAAAGCAAACAAGTGCTGTAGTTTCAAGTACCAATCCTTTGTACAGTACTACGGTTTTGGTAAACAACACTACCGACATTTCAGGCGATGTTTCAAGCATTGGCACCCAGTCAATTACATTTACTTGTAACTCACCAATCGTAATTACAACCGCACCATAACAATAAAGAAAAGGGGCTAACACAATGGCAAAACTCAAAATAACAAGGGCTGACGGTACGTTATCCGAACATCAGATAACGCCCAAAATCGAGTGGGCCTTTGAGTTGTACGCAAAAAAAGGCTTTCATAAAGCTTTTAGAGATGATGAAAAACAGAGCGATGTTTACTGGCTGGCCTGGGAATGTCTTAGGTCAGACGGTGTTGAAGTGCCTGTTTTTGGAGCTTTATTCTTGGACACCTTAGCTAAGGTTGAGGTGTTGGAGGATGACCCTTCGCAATAGTGGGTCGGGGTTCCTTTGGTTATTTGGTCGCACAACTAGCCGTTGAAACAGGAATCCCGCCCCAGTATTTACTAGACCTTGATGCACATATGTTCAAGAATATGCTAAAGGTTTTAACCGATAAAGCTAAGGAGCAACAAAATGCCAACAGAGGTAATAGGCGCTAAGCAATTAAGCAAAGCTCTAAAGGCATTTACACCTGATTTAGCAAAAGAAATGCGGAAAGAATTAGCAAACCTATTAAAGCCTATTGTAAAGGATGCTAGAGGTTTTATACCTAGTGATGCTCCTCTATCGGGTTGGGGTAAGACTTCAGAAAATGCACGTTTTCCTGAATGGGATAGTCGTGCAGCTAAAGCCGGTATTGGATATAAAACTTCACCCTCCAAACCTAATCGGCAAGGGTTTAGGGCGTTAGCTCGTATTGTAAACGTATCGGCTGCAGGCACAATTTATGAAACTGCAGGCCGAGTGCATCCAAACGGGCGTGAACAAAACCCTATAGTTAAAAATTACCGTTATGGCGGTACTCAACGTGGAAGCGATAAGCGCTTATCACAGAGCAGCAATCCAGGCGCCGGTAATATGTTTATTGAAGCTATAAACCAATACGGCGAAATTGTTGATGCAAGCAATCAAACAGGCGCCGGCAGACGTACGCGCAAAATGAGAGGCCGTGCAATATTTAGAGCTTGGAAAGAGGACGGCGGCAGGACTAATGGGGCAGTACTACAAGCTATAGATAATGCCAAACTAAGATTTTATAAAGAGATAATGAAGGGCCGATAATGGCAGTCGAACCTAATGTAGTTATAAATCTTGGTGCCGAGTTTGTAGGCAAAAAAGCTTTTAAGCAAGCTGATACCGCTCTTACTAAATTAACAGGCTCAGCTAAGAAATTAGCTGGAGCAGTAGGCGTTGCTTATGGGGTTAAAGCGATAGCTTCTTATGGAAAAGCTGCGATGAAAGCTGCAGCTGATGACCAAAAAGCCCAAAAGATATTAGCTAGTAACTTAAAAAACGTTGGTTTAGCTTATGCCTCAGTCGATGCTGAAAGTTTTATATCTTCAATGGAAAAACAAACGGCCATTTTGGATGACCAACTTAGGCCGGCTTATGGTCAATTAGCGACAGTTACCGGGTCAGCTACTAAAACCCAGGAGTTAATGCAGCTCGCTTTTGATGTCTCTAGCGGTAGTGGCCTGGATTACGCAAGTACTGTAGATATTTTGAGTAAGGCTTATGTAGGTAATACAGAAGGATTAAAACAACTTAACTTAGGCCTCACTAAAGCCGAGTTAAAATCTATGGATTTTGCTCAAATACAAACCAAGCTTAGACAAAACTTTGCAGGTGCAGGCGGCACAGCTTTAGATAGTTATGCAGGTTCAATGGCAAAACTTAGTGTAGCTACATCTAATGCTAGCGAGACTATTGGCACAGCTCTTTTAGATGCAATGATTAAAATTACAGGTAGCCAGGGCGTAGATGGACTTATCAGCAAAATAGATACTCTTGCTTCAGCTTTTGCATCCGTTGTAACTGAGGTAGGTAATGCAGTATCAGCCTTAACAGGCACAGCTGCACAAAAGGCTTTTAGTCCTGCCTATTACGTAAGTGGAGGAAAAGCAGGGGGTAAAACAGTAGCAGCTACTGGCGCCGGCAATATGGCTCTAAGCGTGTTAAGCCAGGATACTCAAAAGTCAGATTTAGCGGCTAGAAAAAAGGCCGAAAACGATGCAATAAAGCGTAATAAAGAATTAGCAAAATTAGCAAAAGAGCAAGCGGCAGCGGCACTAGCAACAACAAAAGCTAAAAAAGAGCAAGCAAAATTAGACAAGGCAATAGCGGCAGGTCAATTAGCCTTAGGCAAAGGTGCAGACGTTTTTGATATGGACAAAATCCAAATTAACGCCGCCCTAATTGGTCAAGCCGAGGCGTTAGGTAAAGCTACTACCGGCTCACAGATATTAGCTATAGCTAACGATGTACAGCGCTTAAAAGTCAAGCAAGATATAGCTGCTTTAGAAGATGCCATAGCCTCAAAGGATGAGGCGGCAATACTAAAGGCCACGGCCAAACTTAACGAGGACTTAAAGATATTAGGCGCTTTGCAAAAGCAAGATGCTAAGCTGCTAGACATAAACAGAGTTTTAGCTGGTATGAAATCTACCGATTTAATTAACCTGGCTAACCTACAAGCTGCGCTAGACCTATTAGCTAAGTTTAAGTTCCCTACGTTGACTATCCCAGGCGTTGTAATTCCAACACCTATTACACCAGGATTACCAGGGCCAGGCGTAGGTGGCCGCGGTGCAGATGCAGGCCGCGGTTCAACTTTTGGCCCTAGTCCTTTAGATGATTTTCTTGATGCAGTAGAAGCAGAAACCGAGCGCGGCGGGCGCAGAGGCGGCGGCATAGGTGATACCAATTATGTAGCGTTACCGCCAGGTTTTAACAGCGTTGATGAATATCTTAAAGAAAGCAGAGGCAATAGAGGCGCTAGCGATGCTGGCACAGTTATAGTTAATGTAAATGCAGGTGCCGTAGGTGATGAAAATATAATTGTAGATGCCGTCCAAAATGCTATGAATGAAATAGCACGGCGCGGTTACCTAACTACCTACGCAGGGGCTATAGCAGTATGACCGTGCCTACAGTAAACGCTGTTATTAACTTTAGTACTGGCCCTAGCTTTGCTCAGGCTATGATTTTAGATACTGGCATATTAGACACAAACGTATTAGCAGATAGCGCCAGCGTTATCGTGGACGTATCAAACGTAGTGGACAGCATCCAAACTATTAGAGGCCGTAACGCTCAGGCTGACCAATTCCAAACTGGCACCTTATCGCTGCGTATCGTTGACCAAAACGGCGATTTTAACCCACAAAACCCAAGCGGGCCGTATTACAACTTATTAACGCCTATGCGTAAGGTGCAGATTACGGCTACATACGGGGCAATTACTTACCCTATCTTTTCAGGCTTTATTACTAGCTATACAACTACTACGCCTAAAAACGCCAATGACGTGGTTTATACAACTATCCAAGCAGTAGATGCTTTTAGACTAGCTCAAAATGCACAGATTAGTACCGTAGCGGGCACCTCAGCGGGTCAGCTTAGCGGTGCAAGGATTAACGCCTTGTTAGATGCTATTGACTGGCCTGCCTCTATGCGTGACGTTGATGCAGGTTTAACCACAATGCAGGCAGACCCAGGCACAGCCCGCACAAGCCTTGCAGCTATGCAAGTGGTCGAAATCAGCGAGTACGGGGCGTTATATGTAGATGCCTCAGGGTCGTTTGTCTTTCAAGACCGTAATGTAACGGCTGGCAGTACAGGAGCTACACCTACAGTATTTAACGATAATGGCACAGATATTAGTTACTTTAATGCGGTGTGGCGCCTTGACGATACCCTGGTTTACAACTCAGCAAGCGTTACCCGCACAGGGGGCACGGCCCAGGTAGCTACAAACCCAGCGAGCATAGATAAGTATTTTGTGCATAGTTACAACCAGCAAAACCTGCTAATGGAGACAGATGCCGTGGCCTTGGATTATGCACAGGCATACGTTGCATCTAGGGCTGAGACTAGTATTCGCTGCGATGCTATACAGCTAGACCTTTATACCGATAACTACAACTTAGGCATTATTGCAGCGCTAGACCTGGACTACTTTGACCCTGTAACTATTACAACTAACCAACCTGGGGGCTCAACCCTTACTAAGACTTTGCAGGTGTTTGGCGTAGCTCAAAGCATTACGCCTAACAGCTGGAAAACAACACTTACCACTTTAGAGCCAATTATTGACGGCTTTATATTAGACTCATCCATATACGGCTTGCTCGACAGCGGCGTATTAAGTTACTAAGGAGATAGGACTATGGCAGCTGGATTAGGTTTTAAGACCTTTACTACTGGCGAGGTACTTACGGCAGCTGACACTAACGGCTACCTAATGCAAGGCATTAACGTGTTTGCCTCAACGGCGGCAAGAGATGCAGCTATTACCTCACCACAAGAGGGGCAGTTTGCATACACAAAAGACACTAACTCGCTGTGGTATTACACAGGCTCAGCCTGGGCTGCCTCAGGTGCTACAGGTGATATTGAAGGCGTTACAGCTGGCGTAGGTATTACGGGTGGCGGCACTAGCGGCACGGTAACTATCACCAATGATATGGCTACAACTATCACAGCAGCAGGTGACATTGTGGTAGGTACAGGTAGCGGCACCTACGATAACCTGCCTATCGGTACAACCGCGCAGGTTTTGACGGCTGATACAACTGTATCTCCTTATAAAGTGAAGTGGGCAACGCCTTCCTCAGGCGCGGCTGCATTTGTTGGTGCAAAAGTATACAAGTCTGCTAGTCAATCGATTCCTAATGCAACTTGGACAACACTCACTTTTAACTCTGAAAGTTTTGACACAGATGGTTTCCACGACACATCATCAAATACAAGCAGAATGACAATTCCAAGCGGTAAAGGTGGAAAGTATCTTGTCCAATGGCAAGCGGTTTGGGACCCTAATGCAACAGGTAGCAGAAATACAAAAATTACTCTTAATGGCGGAACTGACGTTGCCTATGGAACATGGTCGATGGCACTTACAGGTGCAGGTAGTTCGACAATTCACGCCAATACGGCGGTATTAAGTTTATCCGTAGCCGATTACATTGAAATACAAATCGGTCAAGAAAGTGGTGGAAACCTTAATGCTAACGGCGGAGCTAATGACGGAAACACATTTTCTATTATTTATTTAGGAGCATAATGAAAATCTCATTCACAAAACCATTAAACCTAAATGGCGCAACATTGGTCGATGAGTTAATCGCTGCTGGAGTTTCAATAGCAGAAAAAAACGGCAAGCCTGAATGGGTTGAGTTAGATGCCGATAACGTGCTTTGGATTGACATTGACGAGAAAGACAAGGCAAAAGCCGAAACGGTTGTAACTGCACATAATGGCTAATAAATGCTGATTAGCTACAACGGGTGGCCTGCATCTAAAGAGCAGGCTGAGATAGGGGTGAAGCCTTTTAAGGTAGAGGGCACAAGCCTCAAACTGCGTTGCGCTGAAAAGGTAGCGCCGTTGCTAATTAACTTTGCTAAAGAGTTTAACGAGCTAATAGAGCCTATAGAGGGCGGCACGTTTGACGATTGGGGCTATGCCTACAGAGACGTAAGAGGTGTGGTAGGCAAACTAAGTAACCACGCTAGCGGCACAGCTATAGACCTAAACGCTACAAAGCATCCTTTAGGCAAGGTAGGCACGTTTGAGGCCAGCAAAGTACCGATGATTAGAGCTTTAGCTAAAAAGTACGGGCTAACTTGGGGCGGGGATTGGATTAGAAAAGACGAAATGCACTTTGAGATAGCACTAAGCCCTGAAAAGGTCAGGGCTTTAATTACTAAGTTAGGAATAGAAAATGCCAACTAGTTCACAAGTAAGCGTAGGTACTACAGCTACATTATTGGTAGCAGCCTCAACCTTTGACCAAACCGTGTGGGTACATAACTCAGGTGGTGCTTTGTATATCGGCGGTAGCAACGTGACCACAGCAAACGGTTACAAGCTAGACACCGATGATAAAATGGAGTTACCCGTAGGCGATAATGAAGGCCTTTATGGGATTGTGGCTTCAGGTACCAATACGGTTTTTGTACTAAAACAAATCAACTAAAGGGCATTTAGGAGCAATACAATGCAAGAGCAACTAAAGGCCGCGGCCTTGTCCTACCTACGTGCAGCTCTATCGTGCGTGGGTGCGCTGTACCTCAGCGGGATTTCAGACCCTAAAGTACTAGCTAATGCTTTTCTAGCTGGGCTCATTGGGCCAGTACTTAAAGCTATAGCACCTAATGAAAAGCAACTTGGAATAGGCGCTAAGTAAGTGTCGCAGGCCCAGGCATACATAGCGGTAGCATTGGGGATTGCTACGCTTTCAGGGCTTATGGCTGGGCTTGTGCGCCATCTTGTTAAGTACTACCTATCCGAGCTTAAGCCTGACGGCAACGGCGGGCATAACCTAGTAGGGCGCGTTGAGCGTATTG